TTTCACATGCAATGGAAAGGGTTCAATCAGTCAAACAGCACTTTGGCCACCTCACCGGCCAGCGCGCCGCGCTGGAGCCGGATGAGGGTGTCAAAGGTGCAGTTGACCTCCACCGCGCCGTCGGAGAGGATGAAGCCGCCGTCCATGGGGCGGGTCTCCTCGGCCAGGGTGAGCATGGCCGCCAGGGCCACCGCCCGCAGGGCCCGCAGGGGCCGCGGGGAATTAACGGTGTAGCAGTTTCAGCCGATGGAATCTTTGCGTTTAATGTAGATGAACGCGGACATCTTATTTTGTCATATGCAGGTGAAGAAGCGCCGAATTTTTCAATCAATGAAAACGGACATTTAATTTATCATTTTGAGGAGGCGTAAATTATGCCGGATATGGATTTCGGATTGGTCGTAGGTCCGCAGGGGCCGCAGGGAGAACCTGGTGCACAGGGCGAGAGAGGGCCGCAGGGTGTTCCAGGCCCGCAGGGAGTACAGGGAGAGGGCGTCCCCATGGGCGGAACAGCCGGACAGGTGTTGGTTAAGGCAACCGATACAGATTTTGATACGAAATGGGAAAACATTGTTCCTACAGGCGGAACAGCCGGCCAGGTGCTGACAAAAGTGTCCGATGTCGATTTTGACGCCGGGTGGGAAGATACCGTCCCGGCGAGCAACCCGAACCTCTTGGATAACTGGTATTTTGCGGACCCTGTCAATCAAAGGGGGCAGACTGAGTATGCCGGAGCAGTTTATTCTATCGACAGGTGGTATGTAGGAGGAGACCCGGGAACCAGCCATAAAATTTTATTGAACAGTAGTGGGCTTGTGTTGGAAACAACCTCCGCTATTCACCAAAAGCTTGAAACCAAGCTAAAAGATGGAACGGTTGTAACGTATTCTGCACTGATAGATAATGATATATACACGACTACATTTACAATAAACAATTCTTCAGGCTATGAAAGAAGATTCGAAAAAAATGGATTTGTTTTGGCAAATAATGGGGTAGTTAATTATTTTCAAATTTACAATCAGAACGAAACAAACCATAAAAATGTAATCGCAGCCAAATTGGAAATTGGCCCCCGCCAAACTCTGGCACGCAAAGAAGGGGACATGTGGGTGCTTAACGACCCGCCGCCGAATAAGACGCTCGAGCTGCTCAAGTGCCAGAAATGTCAATTGTCAATGGGCCAATATATTAGGCTGAGAGCATCCGAGTATTCTGCAAATTATATTGATTTCTGGATTCCGCTGCCTGTCAGTATGAGGGGGATTCCACGAATTGTAAATCCTGATAAATTAAGAGTAGCTGCTATAAATAGAACGGAGCAGGCAGGATTTACATTTGAAGTCATTCAAACCAAAGAAATTGGTGTCATGCTTCGGGCTACAAAAGCAAATCATGGACTTACCGATGGGCAGCTAACAACAATCGGGCAAGTTATTCTCGATGCAAATCCATAAGAAAGCGCCCCATGCTCGAAGAAAAAGTTTAAAAGGAGAAGAAATAAATGGGAGTTTTTGAAGGCTGTAACCGGCACTATATCTCTGTTGACATCCAGAGCCGCATCACAGGCGGCTGGAGTGACGGACTGTTCCCGGATAAGGACACATCGGATGCCGTTTGCATCAACGCGCAGGGCGGCTATCAGTTCCGCCTTTTCCCCGGCGGCGAAGAAAACCCGCCGCTCTATGATATGGACGGCATCCCACTTTATAAATGGGATGGACAGGCTGTGCAGCCGCGTACAAAGGCAGAGCTTGACGCGGACAGGGCCGCCATCCCGCCTGCGCCGCCGAACGAGGCTGAAGATACAGCGGCTATGATTGTTGACCATGAATACAGGCTCACACTGTTGGAACTTGGCCTTTCGGAAGGGGGTGAAGGGTAATGCTGTACAGAACGCTCAAGCGTATGATCGAACGCGGACAGGCTGCCGGCATGGGTGAAAAACTGGACATCTTTTTTGCGGCGAACAAGCTGACTGAGGCGGAGTATACCGAACTGATCGCCATGTTGGACAAATGACCAAAAGGAAGTGACGATTCATGACACAGGAAGAAATCGCCGTGAAACTGGCGGAGGTGGATTCCCGATGCCGTTCAAACACTCATCGACTGGATTCTTTGGAAAAAAACTCCGAAGCTCTTAATGAGTTGACAACATCCGTAAAGGTGATGGCGAGTGAGTTGAAGCGTCAGGGGGATGCCGTGGAAGAAATCAAAGAGGATGTGACCAACCTGGGTCACAAGGTGGACAACATTGAGAAAAAACCGGGCAAACGGTGGGAAAGCATCGTGGATAAGCTCATATGGGGTGTGGTCGGCGCGGTGTTGGCATTTCTGCTGACCAGAATCGGGCTATGAAAGGGGATTAAAAATGAACAGCTACATAAAAAAATGGATCCATTGCGCCGGGGTACGCGCATTGAAAACGTGTGCGCAGACCGCCGCGGCCACTATCGGTACAGCCGCCGCGATGGGGGAGGTCAACTGGCCGTTGGTGCTCTCCGCGTCCGTTCTGGCCGGAGTGCTGTCCCTGCTGACTTCCTTGGCGGGGATCCCCGAAGTAGATGACTGACAGCGGGAAAGGAGTGAGCACGTGGACATTATCAGGGATTACCTCGTCAAAAACAAATACAGCCGCCCGGGAACGCCGCTGAAAACCGTCTCGAAAATAGTTGTCCACTATGTCGGCAACCCCGGCAGCACGGCAAAGAACAACCGGGACTATTTCAACAATATGCCCGAGGTGGCCAAAAAGCGGCCGCAGGATGTGCGGTACGTCTCCTCCCACTATATTATCGGGCTGTCGGGGGAGATTATCGCCTGTGTGCCGGAGAATGAGATAGCGTATTGCTCGAACAGCGCGAATAGTTACAGTATCAGCATCGAGAACTGCCACCCGTACAGCTCCGGGAGGTTCAATCCGGCGACGTTGCGGTCCCTTATTGAGCTGCTTGCCGATCTCTGCAAGCGGTACGGGCTCAACCCAAAAACGGACATCATCCGTCACTACGACGTGACCGGCAAGGCGTGCCCCTTATGGTACGTCTCCCACGCCGACGAATGGGATGTGTTGCGCGATCAGGTCGCGGACAAACTCTCCGGAAAAGTGGTGGAACCCCTGCCGGAAAAGGGAACGCTTTACCGCGTACAGGTCGGGGCGTTTGCCCAGAGGGAAAACGCGGAGGCTATGCAAAAAAAGCTGCAGGGCGCCGGGTACCCGTCGTTTGTTGTGCAGGTGGAGAAATAAGTCTTGCTTTTTCCTGCCGGATGGCATAAAATCTTAAGGGAAAGGAGTGCGAATCGCATGGACGAGAAAAATATTCCACTTGCATCTGAAATGTATGCTGACCTGAAAGAAACGAATATCTTCTTACGAAAACTTTTGGTTGGCGCGTTTGTTATCATCGGTATCTTAATCAGTGGTCTCATTGTTCAACACTTCTATCATATCCACAAGTGGAGCGAGTTCGATACTTACGTTGTAGATAGCGGCGACGGCGGAAATGCGAACCTCGTCCAGGGCGATAACACGGGTGGTATCTTCAATGGCACGGATAGTGGCGCGAGTCCGCAAAAAGGGGAAGGGGAAGTCAAGGGGCAGTAGGGTCAAGAAAAAGAGGTGACCTCTTGAATATCAAGACTGAATTCACCGGACCTGAATGTGAATGTTTTCGCCGTGATTGCAATTTCACCGATGAAGAACGTGCTGTATTCGATTTGCGGGTAAAGGCGTACTCTATTGTTGAAATTCAACAGTTGCTCAATATGTCCGAGTCAACAGTAAACCGGCGAATACGAAATATAAAACGAAAAATACACAAAGTCATCTGACAGTTTTCCGAATGAAACGCGAGAGAATCTTGATAGGTTCTCTCGCGTTATTTATGCGAAAATATATTTAGGAGGACACGGAAAGCGGCAAGGCCGCATGCTGAGAGGCATTTCCGCATCCTTCTATTCTTTTTCAGGAGGACAACATGACTGAAGAGAGACGTTTCCTCGCCACGGGCATGCCCTTGGACGAGATCATCTGCACTTGTTACGCTCTGCGGCGAGACGGCACTCTGCCGGAATTCGTCGCCGAAAGGGAGGAACTGCACACCTGTCACTGCGGCGGGGTCGGGGACTGCCCGGGCTGCCCCAATAAGAAGAAATGAGTTACGCATACTACAACCCCAACCCGGCGGGGCGCAGCGTGGGCGACTGCGCTGTCCGTGCGCTTTCAAAGGCCCTGGGGCAGACCTGGGAGGAGACCTATGCCGGGCTGGCCCTGGAGGGCTTCCTCCGGGGCGACCTGCTCAACGCGGACAGCGTGTGGGGGCCGTATCTTCGCGCCCACGGCTTCACCCGGCGCCTGATCCCGGACGACGGCCTGGGGGCGTACACGGTGGAGGATTTCGCCCG